TATAAGCTGCTGCATCAGCCGCAGCTGCAGCAGCTTATAGGAGGAACCCATGATTAAAAAGTTCATCGGTGCAATCCTCGACCAGACATACACATTGCTCGGCATGTTCGTGGCATGGGTTGTTCTCGAGGGTAGTGCAAGAACCATCGTCACATATGCCATTGCCATTGCAATCATGATCGATGCAACTCGTAACACAATCAAGAAAGAAGACAAGTAATGGATACATTTAAGAATGTCATGATGAGAATCCTTGCAGTCATTGCAGCGGAATCTCTCGGTGTGATCGGTGCCGGTTCCCTTGTGGGTATCGAGGTCTGGCAGGCAGCAGTCCTTGCCGGTGCATTGGGTGCAGCTCGAGTCCTCGAAGCACTAGCCCGATTCTATCTAGCAGATGGATCACTCACAGCAGATGAAATCAACGAAGCCTTTGCCAAGGTAGATAAGAAAGCGAGTTAATTATGGGTCAGCGTTTAGACTTTATTGCAGTAGCACGAGGTGAAATCGGTGTTATTGAAGGCCCAAAGGATAACGAAACCAAGTACGGTGCCTTCACCAAAGCAAATTTCTTGCCATGGTGTGGCTCTTTCGTTAACTGGTGTGCCAACGAGGTAGGGTTAAAGATCCCTAACTGCGTATCAACAGTTGCTGGTGCAACTGCGTTTATGAAGAAAGGGCAATGGGAGAAGGCTGAGGAAGCAATTCCTCTACCCGGCGACATTGTGTTCTTCGACTTCCCCAACGATGGGGTAGACCGCATTTCACATGTCGGCATTGTTGTCAAAGACAATGGCGATGGAACGGTGACTTGCATCGAGGGCAATACCGCCCCAGATAAAAAGGGCGATCAGCGAAACGGTGGAGAAGTTTGCCTCAAGGTTCGTGCCTATAAGAAGAAGAACGGATCCAAGCTCCGCAGGTCACAAGCCGTGACTGTCGTGGGATTTGGCAAGCCAGTCTTCAAATCATAAGGAGATAATATGAAGTTCGGAAAAGCACCTGCCGCATGGGCAGGAGTCATTCAGGCAATCGTTGCATTAGTGATTGTCTATGTACCTGATCTACCAGTCGAATTGGTTCTCGGTGTAATCGCAGCAGCAACAGGTCTTTCATTCACAGCTCAGAAGGTTGAGAACGGAAAGACAGTAGCAGCTCTATTCACAGAGCCAGAAGATGTTGAAGATCTAGACTAACCAAGTCTGCAAACTAGATGGGCCCCTTAACCGGGGCCCTCTTTTTTGTTGCCTAAAACTACACCGGCAGAAGAGCTTTAAGAAATGCCCCCCTACCCCCCATAAAAAATTATGGTGGTTGGGTGCTACACCGTATAGTGTCGCCTTGAAGTTTCTGCCCCACCTCTTACGAGGTAGGCGGACAATAGCACGACACACCCAAGATTGGGAAATGCACGAATGATGTCGGTGGGAGGTGCCACACTTAAGCCATGACAAAGCTAGTAGAAGTTGAAACCATCTATGCACAGATGGCTGAGTTCTCGGACAAGTCATTCCGTCCACATCCATGGACTATGGGATTCTTGTACAACATCAACGGTGGTGTCACCGTCTGGTGGGATCATGCACATGAGTCAGAAAAATATTCTCAAGCAAAGCTTGACTTGGTGGATTGGATGCACGAAAATAATCTCATTGCAGATTCGTTTCTAAAACTGATTCCACTACCTGAAGAAAAGAATTTAACACTACCCGGAGTATTGATTCTCTGGCGACCAGAAGGACAAAGCATGGCTGGTATTTATGATCTTGCAAATGACTACATAGAAGGGTTGACCGATGCCACACAGCAATAAAGAAACACTATCAATCGCATGGTGTGATAATGGTGTAACCGATGGCAAGTTCACAGAAGGACTTGTGTATACAACATTGATGGCACACACAGTTGGTGTGCCAATCAACAATGCAATGAGAGTCAAAGGTAATCAGATCTCTCGTCAGCGTATGGAGTTGTTCAACCTATGGGCAGACAACGCCAAGACTGATTGGATCCTATGGATTGACTCCGATGTAGTCATGACCAAGGAAGTACTCAAGCTGCTATGGGATACAGCAGACAAGGTATCAAGGCCTGTTGTATCGGGTGTATACTTTGTCTGGAAAGATCACGCAGGTTCCTTACCAGTTCCTATGCCAGCAATTTTTTACAAAGGTCGGACTGAGTATGAACTTGAGTTCATCCATCCACTACCAGAACCACAAGTTATCGAGATTGATTCAGCAGGATTCGGATGCTTACTGATGCACAAGTCAGTCATCCCTAAGATGAGAGAGAAGCATCCTGATAAGAGCTTCTTCCACGAAGTTGATATGACAGAAGAGAAGTTTATTGGCGAAGATATTATCTTCTTCAATCGCTTGAAAGAAGCAGGTGTTCAAGCATATGCACATACCGGTGCCATCGTTACACACATGAAGACTATTCAGTATGACCTTGACTACTACGCATTGTTCTGGTCAACGGTACAGAAGGAACAGGAAAAGAAACTATGTCCTTCTTGTAATCATGACCCAGCCTTAGTAGAGAAAGACTGCAAGTGCTGCAACAAAGGAGAAGACAATGATTGATCCAAAAGATTTACTTATCGAAGTGCTACGAGCCAAGGATGCTACTCGTTCTCGCTCAGTACAGACACAGGTAGGCCCATCAGAACTTGGTGGCTGCCGAAGAAAGGTTTGGTATCGCCTTAACTCACAGGTCGAAACCAATGACAACGAACTGAAACTCGCAGCGATTATGGGAACTGCAATCCATGCGACCATCGAGGAAGCATTGGCTCTTGCTGATCCTTCGGGTGAAAAGTATGTTGTTGAAAGCGAAGTGGAATACAACGGTATGAAAGCTCATATCGATTTATGGATTCCCGAAACTGGTGCTGTTGTAGATTGGAAGACAAGCAAGGTGAAGAACCTTTCTTACTTCCCATCAAAGCAGCAACGCTGGCAAGTACAGGTATATGGCTACCTATTGGAGAAGTCTGGATTGGGGAATCCTAAGACGGTTAACTTGGTAGCCATAGCAAGAGATGGTGATGAGAGGGATGTGAAGATCCACTCCGAAGCATACGACCCTGCTATTGCTGAAGAAGCTTTAGTTTGGTTGGAAGAAATTAAGAAGTCATCTATTGCACCTGACCCGGAGAAGGATGCCAGTTACTGTAAGTTCTACTGCAAGTACTACGACTCATCTGGTGAGTTAGGATGCGTTGGTATAAAAAAAGAACTTATTAAGCCATCGGATATCATCATTGATGATCCGGAGGTGGACTCAAATGCTCTTCTATTCTTGCAATTAGGTGAGCAGATCGATGAACTAACCGACAAGCGTGATTCATTACGAACTACCTTTGAAGGTGTAACGGGCAGGACGGCCAGCGGTGTTGAACTTAGTTGGACAGTAGTCGCTGGTCGTCAGTCCATAGATGAAAAGGAAGTCGAGAAACTTCTCGGCTTTATCCCAAAGAAAGAGCCGGGCAAAGAATCGACTCGACTCAATATCAAACTAGCGAAGGGTGAATAAGATGGCCGAACTCGGCTTTCAAGTATCAACGAAGACTCCAGATGGAACTATCTTCGTAATTGCAGATGCTACATACGGTGGATTTGCAGCTAAGTTAAGCGAAGCACTAGATCCAACAGGTGCAGAACGATTGCTGCAGTCAATGGCTGCAGCATTTGGTCAGTCACCACAACCAATGAACACTCAACAGATTGCACAAGCTTTCAATGCAACTGTCATTACTCCACCAGCAGATGCTTGGGGTACACCACCACCTGCATACCCAGCACCGGTTGCAGCAGCACCAACGGGTGGCCCTGTATGTAAGCATGGGGAATCAGCAAAGCTAGTACCTGCCGGAACATCGAAGACAACTGGAAAGCAATACCGTGCTTTCTATGCTTGCTCTCGTCCACAGGGCTCGCAATGCGACTTCAGAGCGAACGCTTCTTAACCAAGCTGGTGGAGCCGGGTGCTGATCCACAGTATCCGGCTTACACCGGAAGCGAGCCATGCTCGACCATCGGAAATGATTTCTATTGCGATGATCTGACTCACGAATACGATGAGATCTTATTCAAAGCATGCAACGGATGCCCATTACTAAAGCAATGTTTCAACTGGGCATTACACAATGAAAGGTATTACTACTGGGGTGCATCAACGGCCGCAGATAGGCACAAGATACGCAAGCAATTTAATATAAAGATTCACGAGAGGTGGTCGCAAAGTGCTTAACTTATTACAAGCAGTACATAGCACCAACTCTTCTGCTAAGCCTTTACCTGATACATGGGAGGGCATGAAGCGGATGTCCATGCGATTCCGTCAGTCACAGTTGTGTCTTATCGCAGGACAACCGAACTCAGGTAAGAGCTTGATGGCGTTGGTATACGCCTTGAGGTCGGGGGTACCAACCCTTTACTTCTCGGCGGATACCGACCCCATCACACAGATGTTCCGTACAGTTGCAGGTCTAACCGGATTGGCACAGCACCAAGTAGAGACATACTTAGATACAGATCCTCATTACTTTGACATCTTGCTGGCGGAGAAGGCATCACACATCAAGTGGGTGTTCGATCCATCACCGGACATTGATGCCATTGAACTGGAGATCCTCGCTTATGGCGAGGTCTATGGCATGGCACCTGCATTGATTGTTGTTGATAACCTAATGAACTGTATCTCGGTAGCAGGTGAAGAGTGGTCGGGTATCCGTGCCATCATGTCAGAGCTGCACCATGTGGCTCGTAAGACTGGTGCTTGTGTACTTGCACTCACTCATATGTCAGAAGCTGGTACTGGAGATCCAAAGTTTCCTGCACCACGAAGGGCAATACTTGGCAAGGCATCTCAGCTTCCGTCCATGATCTTATCCATCGCAATGGATCCGGAGTATGGACAGTTCAGAGTTGCTGCAGTTAAGAATAGATTCGGTGAACACTCAGCCGATGCATCACAGTATGCAACCTTACTCATCGATCCATCGAGGGTACAGATAGCAGATCAAGATGCACAGGGTCGAGCAGATGTAAGACCGGGGGTGAATTTCGTTGGACTCCAAGCAATCGAGGGCCAATAAACGCAAGGGTTCTGGATGGGAAGTAGAGCTTGTTGAATACTTCAGAGACAGAG